ACGACTTCCACCCAGTTAACCTTCCGTGGCACGTCCACCCAGAGCGAGACGAAGAATGGTTTATAAAAGAAACCCGCAATATGTCCCCTCGTCAAATTGCACAGGAGCTTGAGTGCTCCTTTAACGCATCTGGTGAGACGGTTGTGTCTTCCGACGATCTTACCCGCTTAGATGCCGGCATATGCGAACCCAAGTACCGAGTCGGATTTGACAGAAACCTTTGGCTCTGGGAACAATATGATGCTTCCTGTACCTATCTTCTTGTAGCAGATGTTGCACGAGGAGACGCCGCTGACTATTCTGTATTCCACATTGTAAAGTTGGAAACTATGGAAGTTATTGGAGAGTATCAGGGAAAGCCAAACCTAGAGCAGTTCGCTTCTATACTAGACAGTACCGGTAAAGAGTACGGCGAAGCTATGCTTGTAGTCGAAAATAATAGTTTAGGAATCTCCATTTTAGAGAAGTTGCAAGAGAGGCAATACCCAAATCTTTACTTCTCCATTAAGGGAACGCACGAATATATAACAGAGGCGCAAGCACAGGGCATAAACAACTCTGTTCCTGGATTTACCACATCTTCGAAAACTCGTCCTCTAATAATCGCCAAGATGGAAGAATTCATTCGCAACCAACTAATTACATTATATTCTTCACGAATAGTCGGCGAATTCAAAACTTTCATCTGGAGCAACAATAGAGCACAAGCTATGAGGTCGTATAATGACGACTTAGTTATGGCTCTTGCGATAGCGTGTTGGGTGAGAGACACAGCATTAACAGTTAATCAGCGAGATTTAGAGTATAAAAAGGCAATGGTTAGTTCAATGAAAGTCTATAGCAACAATTTAAGCACAACTATTCCTGGCATGACAGGCCACAAAGAAGATCACGGTGCAAGACTTAAAGAGCAACAGCAACAATATCAAGATTTCATATGGCTGATTAAAGGATAGATAAATGGCTAAGAATACGAAAAACCCAAGAAACCCATCGTCAGAATTATTTAGAACTTTAACAAAGATCTTTTCTGGCCCTATTGTTTCTAGAAGAGCGCAAGCTGGAAGAAAGCTTCGTCGTTCACAAATGGACAAATATGCTTCTCGCTTTAAATCAGCGAGCGGTCAAGAATTTAAAAAAACCCGCTACAGTGAAATTAACACTACTCAATTAACAATTATGGCCCAACACAACAGGGCTGAGAGATATGTTGATTTTGACCAAATGGAGTACACGCCAGAGATCGCTTCTGCTTTAGATATTTATGCAGACGAAATGACAACACACTCTTCTTTGTCTCCGATGCTGAACGTCGATTGTCCAAATGAAGAAATCAAAGCAGTATTAGGCGCCCTTTATCACGACATTATGAACGTCGAACACAACCTATTTGGATGGTGTCGAACAATGTGTAAGTACGGCGACTTCTTCCTTTATCTAGATCTGGACGAAAAAGAAGGCATCACAAGTACAATAGGTATGCCGTCCCACGAAGTCGAGAGACTTGAGGGTGAAGATAAATCTAATCCAAATTATGTCCAGTACCAATGGAATACCGCCGGTATGACTTTCGAGAACTGGCAAGTTGGTCACTTCCGTATTCTTGGTAACGACAAATACTCACCATATGGAACATCAGTCCTCGAAGCAGCGCGCCGTATCTGGCGTCAATTGGTTCTTCTTGAGGATGCGATGATGGCTTATCGGATCGTAAGAGCACCCGAAAGAAAAGTTTTTAAAATTGATGTCGGCCAGATTCCGCCAAACGAAGTGGAACAATATATGCAGAAAGTTATTTCTTCTATGAAACGCAACTCAATTGTCGATCAAGATACAGGCCGTGTAGATCTTCGTTACAACCCACTATCTGTTGAGGAAGATTACTTTATTCCAGTTAGGGGAGGATCCGCGACAGAGATTTCTTCTATTGCTGGCGGCGCTCGCAACGGAGACATAGATGATGTTAAATATTTAAGGGATAAGTTATTCTCAGCATTGAAAATTCCCGCATCCTATCTTACGAACGCAGAAGGCGCAGAAGAAGATAAAACAACTCTCGCCCAGAAAGACATTCGTTTTGCTCGCACTATCCAGCGCCTACAAAGAGCAGTCGTTTCAGAACTTGAGAAGATCGGTATTATCCACCTTTACACTCTTGGCTACGACGGAGAGGACTTACTCGGATTTAAATTACGTTTAAACAATCCATCTATCATTGCAGAACTTCAAGAACTAGAAAGATGGGATAAGAAATTCAATGTCGCGGCATCAGCTAATGAAGGCTTCTTCTCTCGTCGCTGGATTGCAGAACACCTGTTCGGTATGTCCCACGAAGAATTCCTACGCAACCAACGCGAACTCTTCTACGACAAGAAGTTTGATGCAAACCTTGCAGCAACTGCGGAAGCAGAGCAGGAAATGGCAGCTAGCTCTATGACTGGCGGAGGCTCTCTAGGTGATGATGAAGGCTTGGGAGATCTTGGGGGTGATGACTTAGGCGGTGATGATCTCGGAGGCGACGAACTTGGAGGCGATGACCTTGGAGGTGATGAACTTGGAGGAGATCTCGGAGGCGATGATTTAGGCGCAGAAGAGGCTGGAGATGATGATGTTTTACTATCCGCTCCTGGTCGTCGTGATGACTCGCCAGAAGATATTAGGCGCAAAGACAGAGCGCGCAAACTCGCGACTTATGAAAAGGTCAAGAACGATAAACGCAAGTCAGCCGGACGAGCAAAGAACTATAAAGCTAAAGCAGGTCCAGAAGTGGGAACAGCCCGTTCTGTTTTCCCAGGCAAAGTTGGCTACGGAGGTCTTGATTCCTTGTCTAAGGGGATGTTCGAAGAGCAACAAACTATTTATGAAGAGACGTTTTCTAAAGAAGAGTCAAAACTTCTTAAGACCAGCCTAGATGCCAAAAGGCTTATTGAAGAACTTGAAAGATCGGAGTTAAAAAAGAATGAAAATAAAGCACAATAAAAAGCGCAACACTGCCTTTCTTTATGAGGTTTTAACTAAAGAAGTCGCAAAAGCGATTGTTGCAAAAGACATTGAGAAAAAGAAATCACTGCTTTCTTTAATGAAAGAATTTTTTAGCAAAGGCAAAGTTCTAAGACAAGAACTCGAACTATACAAATTACTTGGAGAGTCTCACGGAGCGGATATCTATTTCGCAGAGCGGCTCATCCAAGAAGCGAAGAAAGAATACAGCACTCTCAACAAAGAAGAGATATTCGAAGCCCAGAGCGATATTATTAAGATGATTAATAAAAACTTTGGCACAGAAATTTATAGCAATTTCGTACCCAACTATCGTAACCTTGCAACCATTTCACAAATCTTCGGAACAGATATCGGCGTAAAGCATAAGGTTCTGCTGGAAAGAACAATCATTCAAGGTATCGTTTCCAAGCCAGAAGAAGTTGTTGAAAGCAAAAACATGCCTCATGTCGATGACTTAGTGTACAGAAAAGTTGTCGAAAGCTTTAACGCTAAATACAGCGAATCACTTGACGAAAACCAAAAAGAATTGATTGGAAAGTATGTAACTTTATTTGCTGACAATAGCCTTGAGTTTAAAGTATACTTAAACGAAGAGCTTCATAGGTTAAAAGAAGAAGTTAAAAAAATGTCTGATGCAGAAGATGTTAGCACAGACGAAGATATGAAACAAAAAGTCGCATTAGTGTCAGAGAAGATGGAGTCTTTTAAAGAGCAACCAATCGATGACAAGATGATTCAACAGGTTCTCAAGATTCAGGCTCTTACTAGGGAGATCGTACTTTAATGGCTGTAACGGTTATCATCGGTGATCAAGAGAAAGAAAAAGCTTCTCCTGTTATTGCGAAAACTGAATTAGTAATTCGTCGTACTATGGACGGCGACTATATGATAATGGACCATAAAGACGTTGATATTATCGTTATGCCTAAATCAATGAAGGTTGTTGCGTTCCCAAAAGATCTTATGTCTGATCTGGTTTACTCGACAGAAACAAGAATGTTCAAGTTCCTTGCCAGCAAAGGACTCATCGATATTGGCTCTGTACAAGCAGGTTCAATATATGGCTCCTTGCAGGCTCGTATGCTCAAGGGCGATAGTTTCGATACGACAAAAATGACAATACTAAATCTCCAGAAATGGATGGACGAAGAGCGTCCCTATTTTGAGTTTGTAGAAAAATTTGAAGATATGGTGGTTGATCGATTTACCGATCCAAGCGAGGAAGAGTCGACAGAACTTGGCGAGATTCCTCACAAGGAACCATCGAACGGGCCACAGTCTATGACCAATGCCCATCAC